CACGAAAAACGCCCTACAGCAGCAGAGACAGGCCATCAAGGACGCCAAGGACCGCCTCGACCAAATGAATGCGGCGGTTAAGGCTTCAGGTGGCGATTCCCTTATCCTTGCAAACAACACCCGTGCGTACAACGCCATGTCACGTGCGGTCAAGGACACTGCTGCATCGAGCGAAGAGTTTACCAAGGTAAAAAGAAGGTTTGATGCTCAAATAAAGTCTGCCGAGCAGTCGGTGAAAGATCTTACTTCTGCCCAGCGGTCAAAGGAGAAGCAGGATAAGTCAAACGAATCCCAACTTCTGAAGCAGGAAAATGCTCTTGAGAGAACACGTATCAAGTACCTTGATATGTTACAGGTGCTTGAACAGGTAAAGGCTCCTGAAGCGGCGGTAAATGCTCTCAAGGATGCATTTGCAAAGTTTGAGACCCAGATGAATTCTGGGGCACTCAAATCCAGAGAATATAGCCAAGCGCAGAATGAGATAAACTCGGTATTGGCAAACGCTAAGCGCGAAGCCAAGCCAATGGATAATGTCATCAAAGCCCTCGGTATATCCGTAACTGACTTGTCAAAATCTATTCAGGTTGCACTCGGCCCTCTCTCCGGGTTTGCTGCACGGTTGACTGCGTTTGCCTCTCTCGCGAACAGAAACTCATTGGCCATTGCCGGTGTAATTACCGGCATCATTGCATACGGTGCCTCATTGGTGTTTGCCATCAATGCGGGGTCAGAGTATGAACGGCAGATGCAAAGGATCAACGCTGTTCTCGAGGTGACAGGAAACCAAGCCGGGCTGACTGCTGACCAGATAAGCGAGATTGCAAAACAAGTTGGTGAGGAAACCCTCACAACTCAGGGGGCAGCCAGGGAAGCGTCTGCGTCACTCCTGATGCTGAAAAATGCTTCCGCGGAAATCTTCAAACAGGCACTCCTTGCCGCCCAAGGTTTGTCTCTTATTGGTCGTGGTGACATTCAATCCCAGATACGTCGTGTTGGCCGGGCTCTGGAAGACCCAACGAACAACCTCAAGTCACTTACTGAGTCCGGGATACACTTCAACGCTGTTGAATCCAGGAAGGTTCAGCTCCTTCAGGAATCTGGCGACATTCTTGGGGCTCAACAAGTTGTCTTGGAAAGGCTTAAGCCTGCTATTGCAGCGGCCACGGGTGAAACTCGCGGGCTTGCCGGTGAGTGGGACACACTAAAGGAAGTTCTTAAAACCTTCACCAATGAGACGGCGACGAGAAGTGGTGCCGTTACCGCACTTGCTGCAATTGTTCATGATCTGACCACAAGAATAAGGGAGCTGAACACCCAAAGCGACGTTGGTATTAGCATTGGAAATAGTTACAGGTTGGTGATTATGGGTCTTGGGAAGGCTTTGTCCTTCCTTCTGGATCACCTCCAGGGAATCATTATTGTCATTGGTGCCTTAGTTGGTGCTGGTGTGCTTTCGTTGATTATTAAGATATTTGCCTCCCTTGGCTCAATCATCATGGTGATAGTACATGGGATAGGCACACTGATTACTGCTGTTGCTGCATTGTCAGCGCCGGCCCTTATCCTTGTCGGTATCATGACTGCACTCGTTGGTGTCTATGTATCGTTTAAGGACACCCTTGCTGAAGTTGGGAGATCTATTCTCAGCTTTGTTGGTGATGCTGGAAAGAAGTTTCTTGACTTGTTTGGGAGCAACACTCAGCAGCAAGTGACCAGCTTCTTTAGTAGCCTTTACCAGACAGTGGATTCCGCACTTGGTGGGCTGTTGACCAAGATCGGAAAGTTCTGGTCTGAAGTCAAAAACACCTTGTTTGGTGGATCTGAGGTTGCTGCCGACGTCAAGTCCCTTCTCGGCACAATAGACGAGATTGGAACACATTTTGAAGGCTTAAGGAGCGTTCCTGCTGCCGTTGCGGATGAGTTTGCAGCCTCAATGGCAAGGATAACGGCCTCGCTGTATAAATCGCAGCTTCAGGACATCCCTGTTCCTGAGCAAATAAAGAACCAGCTTCCAGAAATCTTGAAGATGCTTTCTGGCGGGAACATTGAATCTGCAATCAGGTCAATGAACGACCTTGCCGCAGCCACTACAAACCTATCCCGTCAGACAAATAACTATAGTAAGGAAGCAAACAAAGCACTGGATAGCTTTGAGAAGCTTAGCAAAATTTATGCACAGGGGGCTAACGACGAACTTCTTGTTGAGGCACGGCTAAAGAATATGAAGATAGCCATGCAAAGCCTTGATGAGATTGTCTCCAAGTCCGCCGAAAGTGGCTTCCCTGTGTTGAGGGAAGAGTTCATCCGTCTAAACTCCATCATTGAGAAAACCGGTACATCAACAAGAAGCTATCTTACTGATCTTAGAAATAGTATCGACCTATCTAAGATGGACGTTTCAATTGCGGAAGTGCAAGGTGCTACCAAGTCAAGGCTGTCTGACACACAGGAAATCTATAACCAAGCTCTTCGCAGCGGAATACTTCTAACGACCGACTGGAATAGGGAGTTGGAGGGCCTTACTCCTGTACAGAAGGAACAACTCGACCTTCTTACGAGAAACGTCAAGGTGCTACAGGAACTCGGCAGGCAAAGGGTTGAAACACAAACTCTCACTGAGTTGGGAAACCAGCTTGAGTTTGCAAAAAAGGAAGTCGAGTTGGCTGCCAAGTCAAACCAGGAAAAAGTTATCGGTCTTGCTCTTCTTAGGAGTAACCAGGAAGCGTTGCAGCGTGGTGTTGATGAGGCTGGCGAGTATCTGAAAATTCAGCAGGAGCTTACCCGTCAGATAACCGATGCCGGGATCAACAAAACCCATGTTGAAACTGTAAAGTCCCTCGAGAACCAAGTCACCCTTGCTGAAAGGGAGATTTCCCTCATCGGTGACAACATTGGTTACAGGGATATGCAGTTGGAGCGCTTGGCCGAAGTCTTGCGCCTTGAGACTATCTATAGCAGTATGCTTGATCCACGTGCTGCAAAAGAGTTTCAATACTTCCTAACACTTCAGGATGAAGCAAAAACCATTCAACACATAAACTCATTGCGTCAGGCTGCCAAGACGCATGAGGTTATGAATATGGAGTTTGAACTTCTTTTTGCATCAAATGATGAGATAGAACTTCAGTTGGAACTTCTCCTAAAGAGACAGGAGCTTGCTGAGAAGTATGGCACCCTTCTTGATGACCGTGCTCAAAAGGAACTCCGTATCACAGAGGTTTTAAAGCTTCAGGAACAAAGGTATGACAAGCTGAAGACGGTTGTTGATGCTGTAAAGAAAGGTTGGGACGATCTTTCCTCTGGTATTATCCAAGGGTTCCTAAAAGGCGGAGATGCGGCAAAGTCCTTTGGTGAAATTGTCCAAGATGTTTTCTACATGATCATGGAAGCCGCAATCAAGGCAATGGTGTTTGCCCCGCTTGGCCAGTTTTTTGGAATGATTGGGACATCTGTGATTGGACAGTTTGGTGTAACTGGTGCTGCTGCAAACCCAGCGGCAACTATTCCAGATTTGTCACCTGTTTATGTGACTCCCACTCTTGCCGCGTCAGGTGCCGTGCTTGACGGACCAACCAGGATGGGCAGCGTTGTTGGTGGAGAGAAGGGTCCAAACACCGAGGCCCTGCTTGGCTTGAAGAGAAACAGGTTTGGAGAATTGGGTGTCAGTGCGGACCTATCCGGGATGGCTTCAAATGTATCAGTTAATGTCTTTAACTACGGAAAGAGCGATGTTGAGACTGAGGTTACCCAGTCTCCGTCCGGACCAACTCTGGATATTTATATCGACAAGGCAAACGCACAGAACTTGAAGAACTCTTCGTCCGCTACAAACATGGCGCTAAGAACCTTGTTTGGTTCTAAGCAAGCTTTGATAAACAGAGGGTGACATGACTGTTTGGCCAGCCACACTTCCGCAATCACCATTGATTGAAGGGTATAAGGAAAGCCCTCCAAACTTGTTCATCAGCTCCCCGATGGACTATGGGCCGGAGAAGACAAGGAAGCGTACGTCTGCCGCTTCCAGGCCAATAACCGTTCAATGGCTGATGACGGGCGATCAGGTTGACGACTTTGATGACTTCTACCGTGATTACGGGGCCGTGTCTTTTGATTGGACAGAGCCTCGTACAGGAAATACCGTTACTGCAAAATTCAAGTCTGGATCTGTTCCAAGTTACATGCAGGTCTCAGGAAACAAGTTTATTGTCAAGGCAGAGGTGGTGATTTTGCCATGACCAGTGAATCCTTAAGAAGGGCAGTGTTTGCATCCGAAACTATGGATGGCCTTTTGGCATGTCTGACCATAAGCCACCCGGACCTCACTGAGGATATCAATGTTGTTGCCAATGGTGAGGACATAACTTCAAACGGTGTGGGTTTCGTAGCGTTTGGGTTTGACCTTATATTTCCAAATGACACTGCTGCGTCCCCGCCCGTGGCAAAGTTGTCTATTGACAATGTATCCAGGGAAATTTCTCAAGCAATAAGAACAATCTCCACTGCCCCAACGGTGCATATTTTTGCAGTTAAGATGAGTGATCATGATTATGTTGAGATGACCTTTCCAAACTTTAAACTTCGCAACGTAACCATCGATGGCCAAAACGTAAGCGGCGACCTATCGCTCGAGGATCTCACACACGAGCCATACCCATGTGATATTTTTTCTCCAGCAGCGTTTCCTGGGCTACTGCAATGACACCAAAAGAATTCACCAGTGTTGCAATAAGTGTTCAGTTTCTTGAGAAGGGAAGAGATTACTCTGGGTGGGATTGTTATGGGCTGGTCTACTGTGCATATAGAGATGTTCTAAAAATAAACCTGCCATTGCTTGCCGGTGGTTATGAAGGGACTGGAATACATCACTTCAAGGAACTGGTAGAACTAATTTCTGCCGGGAAAGATGAATGGAATAAGGTAAGTGAAAGAAGCTTTTTTGATGCCGTTTTGCTGAGAATGCTTTCCCACCCGGTACACATAGGTCTGGTGCTTGAGAAAAACAAATTTATTCACACAAGAGAAAAAATAGGGACACAGCTTGATCGTTTTGGTTCTTTAGAGTGGCCTGAGTGCAAGGTGGAAGGGTATTATCATTATGGAAAATCTCCCTACGCTATTTAGAGGGAATCCGAATGAAGTTCGTCTTTATGCGGCAAACCACCCGCTGAAGGTGGAGACTATCGACCTGTACCTTCCACAAGGGCTAACAATTCTGGAAATGCTGAAAATTGCTCAGCCAGATCCGGCGCTACTGCGTAATGCTGTTGTTTTTGTGGGTGACTCGTACATACCCCGCAAATTCTGGCACTGTACGCGCCCGAAAGCGGGCGTCCAGGTCACCGCCCGCGTGATACCAGTACCGACTGGGGGTGGGGGTGGGAAGAGCCCCATTAGAACTATTCTCATGATCGCCATCATGGTTGCAGCGTGGCATTTTGGCCCAATTCTCGGGGCATATTTGGCCGGTGGCGGAATGACAGCGGCAGAAGCCGCCACAACCTTTGCGTTCGGGACTTCTACTTGGGCAAGTCTTGGAACAGCAATCATTGGCATGTCTGGAATGCTTCTTGTGAATGTGCTGGCACCAATACGACCACCGAAGGTTGCCGGGCTTACTGGAACATCAGGTTCGGATAGTCCAAATCAATTTGTTGAGGGGGCACAGAACCAATCCAGGCCGTTTCAGCCAATTCCATCAGTTCTTGGTCGTTGCAGAATGACACCATTTTTTGGTGCCAGGGCTTTTACAGAGGTGGTTGGCGATAACAACATTCTAAGAATGCTTTTTGTGTGGGGGTATGGTGAGTTAACAATTACGGATATCAAAATTGATGAGACCCCAATAGAAGAGTTTTTTGGGTACCAGATTGAAACCAGACCTGGGACCGTTGAAGATGACCCAATAACCATTTATTCAAATCAAGTTGAACAGGCATTCTTTTCTATCACTGTGACAAACGCACTTGGCTGGTTGTCAAGAACAACTTCTGACAATGCAGATGACATTGGTGTGGATTTTGCCTTCCAGCGCGGTCTTGTACAGTGGGATGATAATGGACAAAGGTCAAATGCTGCGGTTACCGTTGAAATTCAATATAAGAAAACGACGGATCCAGTTTGGTTGAATTTACCAACCAGCGGCCTGATGACGAGCATGTCCAGTTCATGGCTTAACACCTCTGGTGGTTTGGTAACATCAATCACATTTAACATGAATAGAACATCCGAGGTTCGTCATGGTATCCGCTGGCCTACGGGGGAGAGATCACAATACGACATACGAGTTCGCAGGACCACCGGGGACTCAGTAAGTGATAAACTGTTTGATCAGCTTACTTGGGCGGCCATTAAAAGATATACAAATGAGAATCCAATAACATTCAGAAAACCCCTTGCCTTGACGGCCATTTCCATTCAGGCAAACGACCAGCTTAATGGTGTAATCCAAACTCTTAGCGGTATTGTTCAAACTGTTTGCCTTGATTGGGATTCCAATCTTGGGTTATGGGCAAAGAGAGAGACCAATTGGCCACCATCACTGTTTAGACACGTCCTTCAGGGTCCGGCAATCAGCACACCACTTGAGGACTCAAGAATAAACTTGACCGTGCTCGAGGAGTGGCATGATTTTTGTGTTCTTCATGGCTTCCAATTTAACATGGTGCGTGACTTCACGGCGTCCGTTTGGGATACGCTAAGTGATGTTGCTGCTGCTGGAAGAGCTTCCCCAGCTATTGTTGATGGAAAATGGTCCGTTATCATAGATGATGTGAACGACGACATCATCACACATATTACACCAAGAAATTCCTGGGGGTTTGAGGCTGAAAAGGCTTTTGTTGACCCTGCTGACGGGTGGAGAATCCGCTTCCAGAACGAGGAGGAGGGTTTTGGTCAGGACGAGTATCTTGTGTTCAGGGACGGCTTTACTGTTGCCAACGCTGAGCACTATGAAACCATAGAGCTTCCTGGTGTCACAAAGCCAGATAACATATTCAAGCTTGGAAGGTATTATTTTGCGGCAGCACTAAGCCAACCGGAACAGTGGAGATTCTATCAGGACTTTGAATCTATAGTTCTCACCAGGGGAAAGAGGTTTCTCATCACACACGACGTCATGCTCATTGGACTTGCTTCAGGCCGCGTTAAATCCTTGATACTGAATGAAGAGGAAACTCATATCGTTGGTGTTGTTTCTGATGAAACACTTGAAATGGAAGCAGAAAAGGAATATGCCATTTCATTTAGAAACCCACTCAACGCCAAGATCGTTGCTGAGTTAGTTGTTGTCCCAGGCGCAACAAACACTGTGACATTTACCACCCCAATACTCATTGCTAATGGTCCAGAGAAAGATGACCTGTTTGGTTTTGGGATAAAGGGGGCAGTCACGGAAGACGCCCTTGTTTTAACCATTGAAAGAAACACCCAATTTGTTGCACAGATAACTGCAATTCCATATAGAGAAATTATTTATACAGCAGATTCTGAAACTGTTCCACCGTTTGTTACGGCAATCACACCACTTGAGGTCCTTCCAGTTCCAACAATCCTCACCATGAAATCAGATGAAAGTGTTCTCCTTCTTGGCGTAAATGATTCCTTGACAGTAAGAGTATCTGTGCAGGTTGTTCCAATTAACAGGCCCAACACACAACTTCAAATTCAAGGAAGGTCTTCCGGGAGCAACGAACCTTTTTATAATTTGGATTATACCTCACCAGCAATGGGCACATATCTTGTGGTGGGTGTTAGGCAGGGTGAATATTGGGACATTAGGGCAAGGTGGAAGGATGACCTAAGAATTCCTGGTGAATGGTCTTCAACTTATAACCATTTTGTAATTGGCAAAACGACGTTGCCATCCGCACTGACTGGTCTTTCCATTGCTGCTTTTGGTGGGCAAGCATACTTACAATGGGACATGCCAGATGTCTTGGATGTAAAATTTGGGGGTATGGTTCGCTTCCGTCATTGCCAAGATGCTGATAATGCGGATTTTGTCTCCTCCGTTTCAATTGGCACTGCTGCAATAGCAAGAAGTCTGTTTGCTGTTCTTCCTCTTAAATCTGGCATGTATTATGCCCGTG